GGGGTATTCCCACGACATTGCACGCTTCGGGCCCTACAGGGAAACCTGGAGGTTCCACGAAGATAACCGTGAAGTTGTCGTTGGGGATGTACCCGACGGAAGCATAGTCGGAAAGTTTGTAGATATAAAACCTACGACTACATCCGGTATCACTCCAGGCAGTGCATGGAAAATGCCTACTGAGTGGTCAAGAAAAGTGTTAAACTTCTCCATCTCATCTTCACGATCCGCTATCTACGACCCGAGATTCGGGCCTATAGATATATTTTTGGATAATGAAAGATGGAATGGACTCGTCACGTCCGATAACCCACTCTCCTATGACCGTCCGGTCTTAGAAGATAGGGCTATTGTTGCTGCTCTCAAACAGCTCCGAGGTAAAGGTCCAGATGTTCTGACCGTTATCGGAGAGCGACACGAGACACTACGTCTATTTACAAGCACCGTTGGAAAGGTGTTCGAGACGTATCGAGCATTTAAGCGTAATAACCCAGGTGACTGGCTAAAAGTGCTTAGACATGACGTCCTACCCTTGCACAAAATGCCTTCGGCATGGTTGCAAGTTCAGTTCGGCGTACGCCCTCTCGTCAATGATCTGCAAAATGCTATGCAGTTTGAGGAGAACCTACGTAAGGGGCTTGCCCCTATGGTAAGTGTAAAAGGCAAAGCCGATTCCGGAGGGATTGTAAATCCCTTCGAAATCCCAAGTGATAGCGGTTATCTAACGATGGTTGGCGAAGATCAAGGGAAAGTTTCATCCTTTGTTCGACTCGATTATCGTAAAGATGACGAAAACTTGGCAACACTGAATGCTTTGGGGATTACAAATCCTTTCATCGCAGGCTGGGAGCTCTTACCGTGGTCTTTTGTCATCGACTACATGTCAAATGTAGGAGATGTCATATCCTCATGGGGAGCAACCCTCGGGTGGTCATTTATGTCCGGGAGTTGTAGTTTCACGGAACGTTACGTAAGGAGAGGTAAAGCTCGTCTTGCGGCGGGCGCGGGCGGATATTCTGCTGACTCTGTCAGCGGAACATGCGTTCGTTTCCTTCGCAAGACTTACCAAAGCTCGCCTTTACCCGGACTCCATTTTAAGGATCCGGCTTCGTATGTCCATGCTGCCAATTTAGTATCACTGGCCACGGATAAACTCATCGAGGGTAGTTTCAAGAAGAGTCCGCGTGGATGATTCTCGAGCTACTTTCATTCCAATTAAGGAAAGCGTATGCCCGCTATCGGCAATGTCACCATCAATGATGGTGCTACTACTCCCGTCGCCCACACCTTTGGTGTGGTTACAACCGACGGTAAAGTTGCGACCTATGCAGATCGCAGCGGCGGTATCCCGGCAGAGTTTCCTCTGCTGAAGATCTCGTCCACTGTTCCTGCTGGGACGCAGCGGTATTTCCGCGTGGAAATGAGCATTAGTATGCCCAAGTCCGCCGTGGATCCGCAGACGGGGAAGAGCTATATTGCTCGACAGACGCAAAGTCGGTCGATCTTTACTCTTCCGGAGACCGGAGTGCTTCAGGAGCGTAAGGACATCCTTGCGTTCACGAAGAACCTGCTCGCGCTGGCATTGACTACCAGCCTCGTGCAGGACCTCGAGGCCGTCTACTAAGACGGTTTCACCTACCAATCACTTGTCCGTAGGAGGGCAACTTTATGTTCATCACAACCGAAATGAAAACCAAGCTCATTGAGTCTGGTTTCGGGGAGAGTCACATTGCTGTCCTCTGTGATTGGTATCAGGAATCTCTGGAAGCTTTTAAAAAGTCCGGAGATGAGGCGAGTCGTGGCGAGTGTTTATTCACTTGCCTCGAGGATATTCGCGATGATCAGGAAGCATTAAGCCTCTTTATCATCGAGAACATGTACAAACCTGCTGCGCACCATATTGTTCTTAATTGGTGTTTCCGCGGGATTGTGCCGCCCGTTAGTGATTTGAAGATGGGACAGAGTGTAAAAACTCATGGACCGGGCTGTAATTGTCCTGTCCACGCCATTTGGGAAGAACTCCCATATGGTATCTCCTCTTCTATCATTAAATCCTGATCGTGGATACCCATATGACTATTGTCCGATGGGTACTCCTCTCTTTTGTTCTGTGTGTAGCGGCCGATGTTGTAACTTTGGCTTCTCTATACACTTATCGCGGTTTCGCACAAAAATGTGGAATCACGACTGACATGAAAAGAGAGGTACACGAGGTCTACCCATTGCTTGAAAAGTAATGGTTGGATTCTTCCTGAATCGCAGAGGGTAGGTCCTATGCAAAAGAAACACTCCAAGCCCACAAGCAAAAGTGGGACTTCCCGAGAGGGAAGAAGGGGTCTCAAAGCCTCCAACCTTCTGGTTGGTGTGCATCGTCGTCATCCATGTGTAGCGCAAAGTACTGCGGCGGCTATTCTAACTGCCGTTAACAGTCCTTTAAGCAAACAGATGTTGTCTTCCCTCGAAAGAGGGGATCACAACTCCTTCATTGCAACCAAGATTAACGCCCTTGATTACAATGATGTAGAAGATTTCAGGCGCGATTATCTCTGTGTCGAATTTATGTCCAAATTCCCTAATTGGGACCTGGGCATCGACCGTGAGAAAGCAGCGTATGAAGCCTTCTATGATGCTGAAAGGCGATGTTCTGCTTCGAACCAAGTTCTTGCACGTTCATTCGGTACACCTTCAACAGGTCTATCGACTGCGTCGTATATCTATACAGCGCAGCGAAAAATTGAACGGCTACTTGGTCGATTCCTTTGGGATGAAGCAGAGCAGGACTTTGGGTTTGGGCCGGGAGCATCCTTTGCTCTTCCGCGCAAGCTCGGAGATACCTATCATAAGCTCGGGATTGTACCCGAGGTGACGAAAGAATGTGCGATACTAGCGCATACGGCTATTCGCCGTTGCCCCGCATGGTTTGCACATGTGGCCAGTTTATCTGGTAAGGATTCCCCATACGATATGTTCAAAATCGTAGAAGGAAATCGCATTACTACCGTTCCGAAGAACGCTAAAACCGACCGTGTGATCGCCATTGAACCCCTGATGAATATGTATATTCAAAAAGGGATCGGTGCTTGCATTCGTCGTCGTTTACGGCGAGTAGGCG